GGTTTGCTCGAAATATCTGCTGTGTTGAGCCTCCTGCGCCTTTGCCGCCTCTAGCCATCGATATGAACAAGCCATTGTTGTGGTCTCTGGACTTCAACGTGGGCCTAATGTGCTCTGTCGTCGCGCAGATTCATCAACAACAGCGTATCGTCAGAGGCGGCAACCACGCTCCGGCTTGGGACCTGCCAGGCATGTCAAAAGTCAAGAACATGCAAACAGCAACCACGCTCCTTGCGCCTGACTACCAGCACGCACTGGTCTACGTCTTGCGCGAGTTCCGCATCCCCAACGCGGGCGCTCCTGATGTTCTTGATGCCTTCCTAAAAGAGTATGGCGCAATCGCCAAGCAAACGGGTGTCATTCTGTACGGTGACGCCTCGGGCGGCGCGAAGTCGCAGACAATCACGTCGTCCAGCGCCGCACGTAGCAACTGGGCCATCCTCGTCCAAGGCTTACAGCGTGAAGGCATCCGCGTGGAGTTCCGCGTCCAGACCCAGAACCCTGCCGTGATGGACCGCGTCAACGAAGTGAAGGCGCAGGTTCTAACCAAGGATGGCAAGGGCCTCTTTATCGACGACAAGGCAGCTCCTTACACCGTAACTGACCTTGAAGCAGTGCGGTGGAAGGAGGGCACCAACGATATAGACAAGGACGACGAGAAGATGACACATCTCTCAGATGCTCTTGGCTATTTGATATGGGTGGAACGCACGCTGTCGAAACGTCAACACGTGCAATTTAGACGCACTCTTGAATAAAAGCATCTGGCGCCAACACATACAGGAAGCGCGCATACGCGGGGAGAAGAACTAAAACGTGGGCTTTCAAGAGCTAGCAGACAAGATTGATTATCCCAAGGGAACCACTGACCGTTTTAAGCGGTTGGATGCGCTTGAACGCCTTTGGAAGGGTTCCATTTATGATGTCCTCCAATGGCCGTTCGATAAAGAGGAGAACGGCCCGGGCAACTACATTGAGCTGCACGACCGCCGCCCCAGCGTCAAATACCAGCTCCCCAAGATTATTGTAGACCACACGTCATCTCTGACGTTTGGCGACGCGCACGCCCCAGCCGTCCGCATCTCCCAAGCTGCTGACGACGTCTCACCAGAGACGTTGGCTGAGAAGCACGAGCAGTTTGAGCGCATTATCGAATCACTTGAACTCGAAGCCGTCATGCTTGAGGCTATGCAAAAGGGCTGCGTTGGCTCCGTCGCCGCAGTGCTTCGCATACTACCGGACAAGACGCCGTACATTGAAATCGTTGAGGGCAAGTATTGCACCCCGGTGTTCGATGTGGCCGACCCCCGTAAGTTGACTCAAATGGACCAAGTTTATGCTGTCACCGCTGAAGACCTGCGACTGTCCGGCTACGACGGCAAGTATGACGATAACAAGCTGTACTACATCAAGGTGACGTACACTAAAGAACGCGTGCTCGCCTCGCTCCCCCTGGAAGAAAAGAAGTTTTTGAAGCTGGGTGACACGACCGTGGACGAGACAACCGGGGCCCAGGTAGTCATCCGCTGGGAGAAAGACGAGGAGCGCAGCTACATCAACAAACTGGGCGCCATCAACGTCGTCTGGATGAAGAACCTCCCCAATCGCACCAGCCTTGACGGCGAGTGCACGTTTGCAGCTATCACCGATATGGTGATTGAGATTTCATACCTGATGTCACAAATTGGGCGCGGGTATCGGTACACAGCGGACCCTCTCATGGTCGAAAAGTCCGCACCACTCCAGACGTCAATACCACTAGCTGGCTCCGACCCAGCAGCTGAGACCAAGATTATAAAGAGCCCAGCGCGGATGCTCAAGGTCGAAGGCGACATGTCTGTCCTTGAAATTAGCGGCGAAGGCCTGCGGGGTGCTGGCGACCACGTCAAACAATTGCGCGAATACGCTATGGAAACTATTAGCGGCATGAAGGCCGACAGCGAGAACAGTCGTGGGCCGACCTCCGGCACGGCGCTTCATATGCTGCATCAGGCTCTTGTGTGGCTTGTCGAGCGGTTCCGAACGTCTTACGGCGTCCGAGGCTACCTTGAGTTGCTGCGTATGGTACTTCGGGGTCTAGTTGCGGGCACGATTGAAATTCAAAACGTGGATGCAAGCAAGGTGGACGCGGATACGCCCTTGCGTTTGGTTTGGCCGCAGTGGAGCACGCCGTCTGGCGCCGATATGCTTGCAGAGTTGCAGGCTTTGTCGGAAGCCGCAGGCAGCACGCCGCAGTTCCCGATTCCGATTCTGCCTATCAGCGTTGTCGCCCAGAAGGCGGCGTCTGTCGTAGGCATCAGCGACCAGAACCGCATTGCGGCTGAGTTGGCTTCGGAGCATAAGAAGAATCCGCCTCTGACCGCCCGCGACGCCCACGAAGCGGACCAGAAGCAACAGGCCGACCAGGCGGACAAGAAGCATGAGCTGGACAAGATTGTCACGAAGGGCAAAGTTGAAAACGATGCCCTCATTGCAAAGGGCAAAGTTGTCAACGACAACCATATCGCAAAGGCAAAAGCTGTCGCGGTAGCGAAACCAACTACTTCATCCAAATAGGAGTATCCTCAACTAGATGACACCTGAAGAACAAGCCGCTGCCGACCAAGCCGTGAAGGCAGCCGCCGACAAAGTAGCCGCCGACAAAGCGGCTGCCGACAAAGTAGCCGCCGACAATAAGGGCAAAAACGAAGAAGACAAACAATTTACGCGTGAATATGTCGAACGCCTACGCAAAGAGGCCAAGGACGCCAAAGACGCGGCCAAAGCCTTAGCAGACGCAGCGGCCCAGCGCGAATCTGACGAAGCCAAAGCCAAAGACGACCAGAAAAAGGTCGCTGAGCTGGCCGAGAAGCGCGCCATTGCGGCTGAGAAGAAGCTGGCCGAAACCACGGAGAACGCAAACAAGCGCCTAATCTCCACTGAATTGCGGTCACTGGCTCGTGAAGCCGGCATCGTAGACATCGACGACATCAAGTTGCTTGACGCCAAAGATGTGACCGTTGACGATGACGGCGAAGTCATTGGTGCCAAAGCAATCATTGACGCTTTCAAGGCAGCCAAACCCCACAAGTTCAAGGCTGCAGACGGCGGCAACACCAACAAGGGCGGTAACGATGAAGCCGGCAAAAAGCGCACGCCGTCCACGAACACTAACGCCGCAGGCACCAAGACGGATTTCTCTGACAAGTCAACGGTTGACGACACCGCATTCGAGAAAGCCTGGAGCACCGCAGGTCGCGCCAAGTAAACCGTATCGCATAGCCTTCATTGACATAGAAACAAGCCCAAACCTCGGGTGGGTGTGGGGCAAATGGGAGCAGAATGTCATCGAGTTTAAGTCTGAATGGCACCTGCTCAGTTTTTCTGTCATGTGGGTTGGAGAACGCAGACCTACCACGTGGGCGCTCCCCGATTTTAAGCTCTATGCGAAAGACAAAGAGAACGACCGTGACCTGGCCCAGAAGCTCTGGGAGGTCCTGAATGAGGCAGACCTCGTTATCGCCCATAACGGCGACAAGTTCGATATACGCAAGTCCAATGCGCGGTTCCTAATCAACGGGTTCAAACCGCCGTCGCCGTACAAGACTATCGACACTCTAAAGATAGCGAAGCGCAACTTCAAGTTCAACTCCAATAGCCTGAACGACCTCGCCCAGCTATTGGGGCTTGGTCGGAAGCATAAGCATACCGGATTTGAACTCTGGCGAAAGTGCATGGAGGGCGACCTTCGCGCTTGGGCTACGATGAAACGCTACAACGCCCAGGACGTAGTTCTTCTCTGGAAGGTCTATATGAAACTCAGAGCGTGGCATAGTTTCCACCCGAACATTGCGCTCAAGAAGGGTCAAGTCCACGCCTGTCCGGTCTGCGGCAGTTTAAATACTATCCCAGACGATTGGTGGTACATCGTAGCACGTCGCGCCCAGCGCTACGTTTGTCAGGATTGCGGCAAATACTCCAAGGGCGCAACCCAAAAAATACCAGGAGTCATGCTGAAATGAAGGTCACCAGAGAGCATCTGGATTACAAGTTTCGCCGGGTCGTAACTGATAAGTTGCGTACCCGGAGGCTAAAGGGGTTCGCGGACCTCTTGGACGGCATTGTAGGACATCTATTGGACGAGGTTCCTGAGGGGGCCTTTGAAGAGGTGCTCGCCCACCAAAAGGGTATGCTGTTCTACCACGGCAATGTAAGCCGCAGTCGTTGCGAGGGTATGCAGCACGACCTAATGAGCGCTCATCTCACGTTGCCCCCCGCGCAGCCTTTGACGTTGTTTCTCACCTGTTCTGGCGGGTACGCCATGCACGGCTTGGGCGTAGTTGGCGTCATTCATCGCATACAGCGAGAGGGTCGCCCAGTCAACATACATATCTCTGGAGCTGCTGAGAGCATGGGTAGCATCATAGTCCAAGGCGGTTCTCATCGGTCGATGGACTCCTCTGCGATGATGATGCTGCACGAAGCGCGCTATGAGATAAGCGGCAAGCTACGCGAGCATCAAGACTACTTGAACGCATCCGTTAAAGAATGGGAGTCGCTATGCAACTTCTATGCGGAGCGCACCGGCAGGACCTCTGCGTATTGGCAGGACCGCCTAGAACGTCGTGACCTATGGTTTACCGCCCAGGAATGTTTGGAGGAGGGACTCATTGACGAAATTGTCGAGAGTCCATTCAAGCAAAGTGCGTAAAAAATGTAGTCGCTGTGGACTGGAGGGCCTTCAAAAGAGGCTGTTCCGCCCACAATTGAGGGGCGATGGCTGGTCTGACGTTTGCATCGTGTGTATGCGAAAGGACGGCAGCGTTGATAGCCGTTCAGAGGGGGATTCACTCATTCTTGCCTTGACGCTTATTAGGCGTTTGAGGGCAAGAAACAAACTCTATAATTTGACCGAAGGCGACGCATTGTTTCAGCTAGCCGATAAGCAGGTGCTAAAATGCGCTATTTGTAGAGTCAAGTTTCACACAGAGTCAAAATTGGTATTGGACCATAACCACGCGACGGGGGCAGCGCGAGGGTTTCTTTGCGGCAAGTGCAATCTGCTGCTTGGGTTTGCTGAAGACAAGATAACAATTCTAGATGCGGCAAAAACTTATTTACGTGTTATGGAAGGGTCTGTAGATATGGATAGCGAATCCATAGACTAAAGCAGACTAAGCTGTCTGCCCTAACCAACAGGGGCGTAGGCCATGAGGTAGGTTGAGTCCTTTCTGAAGCGGGTTGAACTCGTTGTAAGGGGGCGGCAAAACAACCTTCCTTTTAGGAGTCACGCCAACAATGGCCTTCGAGAACTTTCCCGCCTCGCTCCAAGACATTTTCCAACAGGGCATGCTTGCGCGTCGATACGAGATGCAGCTTGCCGCGATGAACGCATACCGCAAGACGGCCTTCCGTCTGCCGGTTCCGGTTCGTTCGGGCGAAAGTATCACTTACTCGCGTGCTGGACGCATCAGCCCGGTTCTTTCCGACCTTGCCCCTGCGAGCAACACTGGCCTCGATAACGGCGTGACCGGCATCGGTGGCGTAGGCTCGGGCAATCCGACCTATCCATTCGAACAGTGGACCGTCGGCATTGGCATGTCGCCGTACTTCATGGACCTGAACCTGGTCCAAGAGCAAGAAGTCATCGCTGACCTCTTCAAGCAGAACGTCGACAACATCGGCGAGAACGCCGCACTGTCGCTTGACCTCCGGGTCATGCAGGCTGCGTTCGCGGCCTATATGTCGGGTTCCAGCTTCGCGCTTGCGGCCACCACGGCTTCGACCACGGCGCACGTTGACAACGGCAACGGCCTCAGCACCGCGTTCAATACGGTTACCATCAACGGTAACGTGTTCCCAACGGGTGCTCCTCAGCCTGTCTCTGTCGGCAACCCGCTGAACGTCACTATCATCGCTGCTTCCAACGGTGCTCGCACCAACGCGGTCATCACCGGGTTCACCCCGGACGGCTCGAACGTGTCGAGCGGCACCGCGACGAACACTGGCGTTTCGGGCATCGTAACCTTCTCCGCAGCCCAGACCCTGGCTATCGGGGACGTCATCACGGCGTTCGATGGCGCGAAGGTCTACCGTCCGAACGGTAAGCTCAGCTCCACGGCGCTGGACGCAACCGATACCATCGGCGCGCAACTCGTCATCAACGCAGTTGCTGAACTCCGTGCAAACGGCGTGAAGTCGCCGCTGGCTGACGGTAGCTATCCGTGCTACATCGACCCAATCGTTGACGCCCAGTTCTTCACGGACCCTCAGTATCAGATCATGTCGCAAGGCACGGTCGATAGCGCAGAGTTCCGTGGCGCTCGGCTCAACCGCAACTTCGGCGTGACGTTCGTGCCGACCACGAACAGCCCCGCGTATAGCATCACGAACCACGCAGCGCTCCCGCTGACCGTTCGCCACGCTATCGTCACGGGCGAGAAGTACGTGCAACAGTCCCCGTTCGCGGGTACTGTGGAAGCCATCCGTTCGATGCCGGACATGGGTATCCAGAAGTTCGACATCGTGGACGACATCGTATTCGTCAACCGTATGCCGCTCGACCGCGCAGGACAAATCCTGTCGATGGGCTGGTACTACATCGGCGGCTACGTGGCGCCAACGGATGCGACCATCAACAACATCGTGGTCCCCTCGGCCTCGGCAGCGCGTTACAAGCGCGCAGTCGTACTGCAGGTTGCCTCGGCGCGATAAGGTCGCATAGACCAGGTAAGTAGGGGGCTGGGCTAAACGCCCGGCCCTCTTTCGTTCACCAGGTATCAATCCATCTTCCAGCGAAGGATACTTAGATGACTCAAGCAAAGAACGTCACCCCCGGCTTCCCAGCGCTCAGCCCCTCGTTTACGCCAGCAGCTACCGCTTCGGGCGCACTTGACGTGGCGAGCATCACGGACCCTAACAAGGTGACTCCCAATCGCACGTTCCCTTATGCTATGCCTGACGGCAGCACCAAAACCTTTTACAACGGTATGCCCGCCGTGGTTTCGCCCGGTGTGAAGGCGGCTTTGGTCGCTCTTGGTTGGGTTAGCTAATGGCTGAAGGCGAGAAAGCCAAGCCAGGGCCGAAGCCCAAAGCGAAACCGGAAGTGTCGCCTGTCGACATGGTTGCCGCTCAAGCAGCCCAAAACTTGCTGCATGACACCTTTGGCGAAAAGAAAGGCAAATTGCCGCTCCCGGGCGACGCGCCCATCAAGAACCCAACCGTGTACGTTGCAGCAAACAACTACACTATTTCGACTCACGGCAGCGGCCCCATGCTAGTTCGTCGTGGCGATGAAGTCATGAATCCGCATATCATCCACGCCCTCTTAGAGGCTGGCGCCGACCTCCGCCCAGTACGATAAGCCATGGCTCTAACTCTACAACAAAAAGCATCTATTCGGCGCCACTTAGGCGTCCCAGCAGCCGGGCGCGCAGACTCTAACACCACGTTTGGTTTGCGCGCACTGACTCGTGCCGGAGAGTTAGAGCAGTACATGAACGTGCTGCAGCCTGAGGAGGAGTCCATTCTCCTAGGCAAGCCTTACGCTGCCTTCATTGTCTTTGCGCCTATCACGGTCGGACAGGTTTTCTCGTTCACGGTCGGCGCTACAACTATCAGTTACACGGCAACCGTCGGCGATAGCGCCGCACCGGACCCCCTGGATTCGGTGGCGAGCGGCCTCCTAACTCAGATTCAGGCGAACCTCCCCGGGTACTTATCGCAAAGGGCGCTTTTAACAGCTTCTAACGCTGGCCCGGGGCGTGTCGTGTCCTCTGCTATTCAGTTCTCAGTTCTCCCAGCCTCCGGGGCCACTACGTTCACCCTTACGGGTGTGTCAGGCGTTACGGTCGTAGCAACGGGGGGACAACTACCGTCGCCGCAGTTTATCGTTGACGATGGGAC